TAATTTCTAATTGTGCATGCTCAGACATTCTCAGCTTTAAGAAGTTAGCAAAACTTCTCATGTTGAACATAACATCTGCTTGTATCTGTGAGTTATAAGTCTTGAAGAATCTAGCTGACTCTTTAGCTCTTTTTCTACCTAATGCAGGTGTCAGTTCTCTTAAGCAGTCGTGATAGAGCTTATTACCCATTTCTGTGTAGTTATGCAGAGCAATAGCCCATCTGTCATCCCAATCAGTAGGTATATAATACTTATCTTCTTTTAGCTCCTTATATCTAGCTGATTCGGCATTGATAGATGCAATCCTGTGTTTAAGCAGATGTATATGTGAAGCTATATCACAGTTTACTAAGAAGTGAACTGTACCCTTTTCAAAAGGAGTTTCGTGTCCTTCTGACCAAAGCATATTTATAAGCTTAGGTATACGTTCTTTCTTGTCTTCTGTAAGATCTCTTGACGTACTAGTCCATGCTGAGCAAGCTATTATTTCGTCAGACCCATAATACCCTAATAGTTGTACGCTATTTTCCATATTTTTCTGCTTTTGTTTTAACATCATGACAGCTACTACAAAGCACTTGTAAGTTGTCAGCTTCACAAAACAAACGTTCTACAAACCCTGGAAGATCATTGGCAGATCTTAGTGTACCTGCTGGGTTTATATGGTCAACGTTAATCTTCTTTTCAGGAAACCAGTTTTTACATTCATTACACTGGTATTCAAACTTTTGTCTTTTGTTTGGACCCTTATAAGTTCTTCTAGACTTTTGTTTGCATTGTGTAATAGGTTTCCACCATCTAGACTTTTGTCTAAGTGCACTTCTAATAAAAGACCAAAAAGCAGACTCAGTCATTGTACCAGCATTTCTGGTTCTGACAGCTCTGATTACTTTTTTTCTTTTAGGCATTTATCTTATTGTTTAGTATGGGTACTAATCTACTACGAACTTCTTTAGCTCCAAAATCTTTTATACTGTCAGATACATCCTTACTCATAAAAAGTACAGCTGTTTCTATAAAAGGATAGCGTTCTTTATATTTCTGCATGGATGCTATACCAGCGTCGTCATTATCAAACATGACTATAATCTTCTTAAATCTTTTCTGTAAGTCTTCCATTACTTCTGATCTTATCATAGTGTTCTCACTATCTGGAGCAATTACATCTATTTTAAGCTTCAGAGACTTTACAGACATAACATCTTTTAAACTAGATGTTATCAAGAGATAATCTTGGTTATGAAGTTGTTCCTCACCTTGTATATAGTTACCAACTTTTATAAACTTCTTATCTAAAGTTTTGGGCTGATAAACTTTGTACAGGGTTCCATCTTGTTGAAAATAACCATATAAATAACTACCTCTTATTTTTAAAGAGGCAACTTGACCATCCACTTCTTTTTCTAGGACATAGTGTTCTAAAGCTTTTACATTGTGTTCTTCTAAAAGTTTACTACCAATATTAAACTGGGTCCAGAAATATTGATCCTGTGTTGACCAAGGTCTAACTTGATAGTTTTTAACTTTGTACTTAGAAGACTGTTTAAATTCTTTTACATCATATCCTCCATTATTGTGAAGTATATAGTCGTTGTATTTTTCAATAATTAGGCGGGATGCTTCATGAAATTTAAGGCTGTTTAGTTCCTTTACAAGATCAATAGCAGATCCACCCTTACCTGAAGAAAAGTCTTTATACTTATACACCTTAGCATTTGCATCAAAATAAATGCACATGCTTGCTGTACGTTCTTTAGGATTAAAAAGACTTTTAATTTTTACATCTTGTCCAGTGAGTTTCTCTCGTAGTTTACAAAAATTCTCAAATATCCAAGATGCAGGTACATTTTTTACATTATGTACTAAGTTCTTTGTCTTAAACATTTTACTTGGAGTTAAAAAGAAAAGGGGGAAAGTAGACACAATCCCCCGTTATGTTATGCTACAAGAGGATTGTATTACAAATTAAAGTCGTTGTTTGCTGGTTCAAAACCACCGACTGTTTTGTTGGTATAAGGAGTGTAGTGATATTTGTTAGACTTATCAAACTTGTTTAGTTTAGTTTCGTCAGCAGAACAAAACTTAAACTTAGGGAGAGAGAGTCTTACAATAATCTTTCCATTATACTCGTCTTCTTTTCCTGCAAGGAAAAAATACAGGTCATTATCTTTCAAAATGTCAATTGCCTTTGTTACCCAGTCTTCAATTGTCTTGATACCAGCATCCTTAGATAAAGCATCTACTTTCTTTCTAAGACCTAGCTGATCAGCAATTACAAGCAGTTTGTACAGGATTTCATTTTTATTAATGTCGTCACTATTAAAATCACTTGTATAGATAGTAGCACTCACTCTAGCCATCTGACCTTTATACTTAGGTCCTTCTGGGTTTTCTCTGTCAATTGCCCATCCCTCAAAATTTGTAAGAGCTGGTCCTTCTAGAACTAATTCTAGAGATTTCTTACCTGTTTTTGATGTACGTACATTGCCACTAAAAATGTGAGCATAAACTACTCCGGGTTCAAAGTTTCTTGAAACACTTGAATTTTGTTTTACGTCTTGACCTTCTGTGTTGAACATGTTGTTTAATATTTAATAGTTAAAATTAATTTTCGTAATCTCTAATAGCAGATGCTACAAGGTTTAAATCATTTGGAATTTCAAAAGTGGGAAACATATCTTTTGGAGACTTGCAAGTATTTTCACCATTAGTTTGGGTTTCAAATACATACCTAATATTTCCTTCCTTATCCTTTTTGGCTTTCCCAAACAAAACTATGGAAAATAATCCTTCCAAAGTTAGTTTTTCGTCAACCATTTTTCCAATTGTTTTTGCCTTGAACTTCCGTTTACCTTCCATATCTGTTGACTCTTCTGCATGGGTGAGAAAGAATACTAATAAGTCTTCTCTCATGTCCTTGGGCATCCGAGTTATCCTAGCTAAATGAGCACCAATCTGAGTGAACTTCTCATAGCCTTTTTCTCCAGCTTTGTCAAAGAACTCAAATGAACTCATATATTGGAAGTCATCAACGACTACGTTTTTAATTTCTGGACGTTTGTCATTAATATACTTAAGACAAGCTTCAATACTTTCAGGATTTGATTTATCATATACATTACCAGTAGGATTATCCTTACTCCATATTGTATACTTCTTTTTCCATCCCTTAAATGGTAAAGACTTGTTAGCTATATTAATAATAAAAGTCTCTTTAGGGTTTAACGTCGAGATACTGGTAGACTTACCAGCACCTGACTCTGCAATAATTAATACTCCTTGTGCCATAGTAGATTATTTATAGGTTCTGATAAGGTCGTTTAACCAGGTTTTTGTACTAACAGGCTTACCAGTATGAATAGCAAAATAATCCCTAATTGTCATATCTGCATATGGAGCATCTTCCATAGGAGCTGGGGCTTTAGGAACACTCATTCTAGCTTGAGCTGTTAATTTAAAATCATCATCAGGACCTTCGGCAACTGCAGAATATTTACTGATTGCAACAGAAGATCTGTTTACCACTCTTAACTCTTCAATTGGAACAAGATATGAACCTTTAGCGTTTAGTTCATACTCTTCATCAAATGAATCATTCAGTGGTATACGATAGACTTTTCTTTCTGGATCTATTGGTTTTAAGTCTTTGTCGATTAACTCAAAGTAAAAACCTTTACTTTTTTTAAATTCTGATGGAAAGATCCCAACCACCAGTCTTCTCTGTTCGTCATAGAATTGACTCTTCATGTTGAAGTCGTAAGGTGAAATACCCAAATCCTCAATTAATGAGCGGTTGTAATCCCTCATTTCTTTGAGTTTCTGAGCTTTGTACCTAGCACGTTCTTCATCACTCATGCTGTGCATAATAGACATGTTGCTCTGTTTTAATTGTTAATGTATATTGTTTAATTAAAGCTCTAGTCCTGCATCTGGTGCAGCAGAATTTCTTCTACTTCTTCTTTGATAGTTTCCAGATGGATTGTTTGCAGCTGGTTCAGGTACTTCTTGTAACTTTTGTTTACCAAAGTCAAACTTCATAAACAGAAGATTATTATCATCTGAACTATTTCTGGTTTTAATTACATGTACAAAACAGTCTTCCTTTCCACATATATATTCTTTTGGTCCATATACGGGAATATCTGACTTATATGGTCTATTTAGTATTAGCACCATATCTGATCCTTGCATCAAGGCATCACCACCAAAAATATCTGAACTGGTTGGGAAGTTAGAAATACTACCTGGAGTTTTTCTATGAGGCTCGTCAATACTTCTGTTTAGCTGAGTGATCATTACAATAATAACAGGTAGCTTATTTTTAAGCTGCATCAACATTTCTGTAGTATTGTATAGAGTATTAATTTTTTCTCTGTCCTCTTTGTCTTTCTTAATTAGCCAGCTATGGTCAATTGTAATTATAAGAGGCTTACCTCCTAGAACATTGTAGTAGTGGTACACTGCTTTTTCAATGTCTTTGTAAGACAGTGGTTCATTTATCTGAACTCTTACTACACCTTGATTCTGTAAATTTTTGCAGTCGTTTACATAGTTATTTATAACGTTCATTGCAAACTCAGACACTTCAAAGTCTGTACTTAATATAACGTTATAGTCTAATCCAGTTTGTGCAGCAAAGTCTCTCGAAGCTGTTTGCTTTGGAGCCATCTCAAACTGAAACTCAAGTATGTTAAACTCTTGTGTTGGGTTTAGAATTTTAGATTCTCTTAGAATTTGACTGACAAACATTGTCTTACCAGCCCCGGGTCTTGCACCAATAGTAAGCATTGATCCCCATTCTAATCCTCCGACCCCCACCTTATTTAAACCTATCCAAGGAAGCTTAAAGGATTTGATCTTTCCAGTACGTCTATCTTTTACGTACTGAAGACCTTCCTCTAACACTTCTACGTAGGTTTTCCCATTGAATAACCTTGGTTGTGACATTTGTTTTTGTGTTTTGAGTCTGTAAAAATAAGCATGATTGTGTAAAAAACCAAATTTTTGTTTATAAACTATCCAAAATTTTTGGGTTGTCAAGTATTTCCTGACAGTAGTCGGCAAGCTTTGAACTTACCTCTTTTGTTATTGGGTCTGTCTTCTTTATAAAATAGGAAGAAGTTACCATGTACATATATCCTTTCTTTTCAAACACTGCATTATAGTAATCTGCAGCATCTAGGACCAAATCCCAGTCATACTCAGGGTAGGTTTTAAAGAACCAGATAAACTTCTGCTTTAGTTCTTCAGTAGACTGTCTAGCCAGTTGACCTGATGGTAATCTTTTAGAGGGAAAAATCTCTCTATACTCTTTGATTTTATCAGAAGACTCTGCACCTAATACTTCCGTTGCTACCTTTTTCTTAGTCTTAGTTAAGAATGTTTCAAATTCATTTAAAATTAAAGCTCCGGTGTTTGTTAGATTTCCTTGAGAATCAATTAGTTGTCTTTGTTGACATATTGAATTCTCTAAATTTTCGTCAATAATTTTAGTTGGTTTAATATTACTTCTATAGCAACTAAGCAGATAGATCTGGTTCGGACTTAAATTGTGTCTGATTAATACGCTCCATAATTGATGGCTCATTATATCTCTCTTTTAAATCATGTAGAATTAATAAATACTTCTTTTTAATTTGCTCATCTAGCTCCACTAGGTTTTTAAAACTATTAATGCTATGGATGATTGTTGTATGGTCTCTTTTACCTAGATAGGTACCAATTCCAACCAGGGTGTATTTCATTTCTCTAGCTAGTACACAGAAGATTTGTCTAAGTTCTACTAGTTCTCTGTATCTAGCTGAGTCTTTTAAGGATAGCTTTCTTCCTCTCTTTACAGGAAGGTATGGTTCAAATATGTCTTCAAGTTCTTCCATGGAAATTATAGGTATATTTCCTTCAGAGCTAACTGCAGGTTTTGTTATTACAATAGGCTCATACCCTATTTTACTTAGGAATTTTTCTTTGAATTCTTCTACCAACTTTCTTTCAAGCTTGGTTGCATAAGTCTCTAGATTCATAACTTTTAGAAGTTTAAATGTAAAATTAGGGGTTTTTTGGTCAAAAAATATTATATTATATTGTAGACTATGTTTACAAAGGACTATGATTATAACTAATTTTTATATATTAACTAATTTTCTTTTGAAATGCAACAAAAGAATGACTCTGTAGCAACTATTAAGACGTGGTTGTTTCCAGCTGTTGTTACTATTTTGGCAACAGTTATCTGGCAAGACGTCAAAGAACTTAAAAACGATGTAAAGCAACTCTTGGCTCAGTCTAATATTGACAAAACTAGGATTGATGCTTTAGAAAAGCAAATTGACATCTTAAATAGGTCTCTTTTAAAACCCACTGAACAAAATCCAGTTAATCCAGTAGCTCATGTATACAGTTCTAAAGAATTTATTCTTAACGAAAAGAGGAAAAAGTATGCAAACTACATCTAAGTTTATACAAAATAACTTTTTAAACTTAGTAGTGCTTTGTCTACTTGTAGTTTTATTATTAAAGAACTGTAAGTCAACACCTGCTGTGGATATTCCCGTAAAGATCATTAGAGATACTACGTGGATCATTAAAGATTCTACAATCTATAGCAAGCCCCAGTTGATTAAGACTATTCCTGTAGATGTTTCACGTGACACAATTATCAACCACTATATTCCTGATACAAACTATAGTAGATTACTTGCTCAGTATCAAGAAGTTGTAAAAAAGTATTTGGATACAAATCTTTATTCTGATAGTGTTAGAATTGATACTATTGGCTATGTAAAGGTAACAGATACTGTTAGTCAAAATCAGCTTCTTAAACGTGGTTATAGAATCAATGTTAAGTATCCTATTATAACAGAAACAATTATTAAGCCTGCTCCAAAAGTTAGACAGCTTTATGCGGGTGGTCAAGTGTCTGGGGTAGCAGGAAGTCCTGTAAACGGAATTAATGCAGGTTTACTATATAAAACTAAGAAAGACTACATTATAGGAGCTAATGCCGGATTTGATAGAGACGGTAACATTATATATGGAGTGCAGTCTTATTGGAAAATAAAACTTAAAAAGTAAAGTTTATGGTATTAAATACTGCTATATACGGATGTGGTTGTGGTAAACCTCGTCCTACATCTACTAAACCAAAAAAATAAACCAATGTTAGATTCAACTAAGGTGGTATTATCACCTACATGGAAACAAGCTTTTCATTTTGCTTCAGAAAGAGGAGACAGCCTCACCTGGACAATTATTGGAACAGTTTTATTGTTAGCTACTCTTGCTACATTTATTGGTGCTGCTAGTAATGCTAAATGGTTCCCCAAGATTGGAGCTATGAGCAATGTAGTTCTATTTGTTCTTCTGGTGGGAGGATTATCTTCTCTCCTATGGCAACCTAGTCAGATCAAGTGGAATAATGATAAGGTGCTTGAGAAATCCCATGTAGATCAATTAGTTAAAGATTCTGGATCTGTTAAACCTATTTGGGACAGTCTTAGAAATCACTGCTTAATTGTTGGTGGACCTTATAATTGTTATCAGAAATGATATTCTCAGCAGCATTTCTAATTCTAGCAGCAGCGTGTAACGCTCTGATGGATAGTGTAGAATATGAAACTGCATTTGAGA